GGTTATCTTCAAGGTATCATCACTGGTATCGGTGTAAGCACCATTGATGTTAAGGTAGTTAACAGAGTATCCGCTGCTGGATCAGTGTTCCCTGTTTCCTACACAGAAGGTGGTGCATACGCCTTCACTTCTGGTACTGCAACTAACGTAGGTTTTGGAACCACTTCAACTCCTGGTTCAGGTCTCGCTTTCCTGAGTTCTTCTTCAACGATTGCTAGCCCCTCTGCTGGTCTGCAAACTTCTGCAACTCTGACCTCCGCTAACGTTTCTGACTGGTACGGTAGCCAGTTCATTCAGTTAGATAACGGTCAAGTTCTCTGGAGATCGATTGCTGAGAAGCCTGGAACCAGTGGTTACTCAGCTGCAAGAAACTCCAAGAATGATGAAATCCACGTCGTTGTTATCGACGACAAAGGTTCGATCTCTGGTAACGCTGGAACCATTCTTGAGAAACACGCCTTCCTTTCAAAGGCTAAGGACAGTGTAAACTCCCTCGGTTCTAAGGTATACTACAAGGATTACGTTGCTGATAATTCAAACTATCTCTTCGTTGGTGTTGCAACTGGAAATGGTTCGATTGCTTCTGGCATTCAAACTGCTTTCACTGCTACTTCAACCAATAATGTTTGGGGAACCAATACTCAAGATGTAACCTTCAACGTTGTAGGTAACCAACTCTATACTCTTGCTGCTGGTAAGGATTACTCCGGAATCAACAATGAGGGTGGTTATTCAACAACTCTCGGCGACATCGTTGGTGCTTACGAACTGTTTGAAAACGAAGCTGAATACGCAGTCAACTTCCTGATCAACGGTCCTGGTGTTGCTTCCAATAAAGAACAATCACAGGCAAAAGCAAACAAACTGATTGCGATTGCTGAACTCAGAAAGGATTGTCTCGCTGTTGTATCTCCACACAGAGAAGCCGTCGTTGACGTAACCAGCTCTAAGACACAAACTGATAATGTTGTTCAGTTCTTCGATTCACTGACTTCATCTTCTTATGCTGTGTTTGATAGTGGTTACAAGTATCAGTTTGATCGTTTCAACAACACCTTCCAGTACATTCCTCTGAATGCTGATATTGCTGGTCTGATGGCCAGAACTTCACAAGAACAGTTCCCTTGGTTCTCACCTGCAGGTACTCAAAGAGGTTCTATCCTCAATACGGTAAAACTTGCATACAACCCAAGCAAGGCTCAAAGAGACACCCTCTATACCAGAAGAGTTAACCCTGTTATCTTCTCGCCTGGTGGTGGATTTGTTCTCTTCGGAGACAAAACTGGTCTGAGCGTTGCTTCAGCGTTCGACAGAATTAACGTTAGAAGATTGTTCCTTACTCTTGAATCTACCATTGAAGTCGCCGCTAGATCTCAACTGTTTGAGTTCAACGACGATATCACAAGAGCTAACTTCCGCAACATCGTTGAGCCTTACCTCCGCGATGTACAAGCGAAGAGAGGTATCACCGACTTTGTTGTTATTTGTGATGAAACCAATAACACTCCTGACGTTATTGATGCTAATGAATTCAAGGCTGACATCTTCATCAAACCCGCCCGTTCCATCAACTTCATCGGTCTGACCTTTGTTGCTACCAGAACTGGTGTTGCGTTTGAAGAAGTCGTTGGTAGAGTTTGATTATAAAAAGAACACACTAACGGAGTTTCAAAAAAATGGCACAGTTTAGAGAAAGAACGATTGATGATTTCAAAGGTAAGCTAGTTGGAGGAGGTACTAGACCTAATCTGTTTGAAGTGAACATTGCACTTCCAACTGGTCTCGGTATCACCAATGACCCTAACGTTCAGGAAAAGATTCGTTTCATGGTCAGAGCTTCCCAGCTCCCAGCTTCTAATGTTGGTGATATTCCAGTTCCTTTCAGAGGTCGTATTCTTCACGTTGCTGGAGATAGAACCTTTGATCCTTGGACTGTAACGGTTATCAACGACACTGACTTTTCTATCCGTTCTGCGATGGAGAAGTGGAGTAATGCCATCAACAAGCATGAAGATGATTCGGGTATCATCGATCCTAACGTTTATCAGTCCGTTGCTGAAGTTGATCAACTCGGCAGAGCCAGAAATCCTGGTGTAAGTGGCAACGCCACTATCCCCATCCTGAGAAGATACATCTTCAAGGGTATCTTCCCAACTCAGGTAACTGCTATCGATCTGGATTATGGTTCAACTGACCAGATCGAAGAGTTCCAAGTACAGTTCCAAGTCAACTGGTGGGAAGCTTACAGAGGAGATCTTTCTCCTGATCTGACGAACTGATAAATACCTTTATCAAGGTACAGATACTATAAAATGGCTTCTCTGTTTGGTTTTTCTATTGACGATTCATATAAGAAACCAGCCAAGACCGTAGTTTCACCCGTCCCCGAAAATAACGAGGACGGGTCTGACTATTATCTTGCGTCTGGTTTTTATGGTCAATATCTGGACGTAGAGGGAGTATTCAAAACTGAATACGATCTCATTCGTAGATATCGTGAAATGGCTCTTCATCCAGAGGTTGACTCTGCTGTTGAAGATATTATTTGTGAGGCAATTGTATCTGATCTGAACGATTCTCCTGTAGAGATCGAACTTTCAAACTTACAAGTCAGTGATAAGGTAAAAGATATCATTCGTTCAGAGTTCCAATACATCAAGGAGATGTTGGACTTTGACAAAAAAGCACACGAAATTTTTAGAAACTGGTACGTAGACGGTCGTATTTACTACCATAAAGTTATCGACCTTGCAAGACCAGAAGAGGGCATCAAAGAACTGAGATACATTGATGCACTCAAGATTAAGTATGTAAGAGAACAAAAGAAGAAGAATGGTGATAACCTCAATGCTGTTCTGAATGGTTCTGCTGTTGATAACAGCCCAGAGAAGTATGACTTCCCTGGTATCAATGAGTATTTCATCTATACTCCAATGACCAACCAGAACAATCAATACGGTTCGGTTGCAGTCACTTCACAACAAAGAGATTCTGTAAAGATTGCAAAAGATGCAATTGCTTATTGCACGTCGGGTCTGGTTGATCGTAACAAACATACTGTTCTTTCATATCTCCACAAAGCGATCAAAGCTTTGAATCAACTGAGAATGATCGAGGACTCTCTGGTTATCTACAGATTGTCTCGTGCTCCAGAACGTCGTATTTTTTACATTGACGTGGGTAATTTGCCTAAGGTCAAAGCAGAACAATACCTCAGAGAGGTAATGAGTCGTTATCGTAATAAACTCACCTATGATGCTAGCACTGGTGAGATCCGTGACGATAAGAAATATATGTCGATGATGGAAGATTTCTGGCTTCCTAGAAGAGAGGGTGGTCGTGGTACAGAAATCACAACACTGCCTGGTGGTCAAAATCTTGGAGAACTGACTGACGTAGAGTATTTCCAAAAGAAACTGTATCGTGCTCTTCAAGTACCAGAGTCAAGAATGAATATTGACAATGGTTTCAGCCTTGGTCGTTCTTCAGAAATTCTCCGTGACGAACTGAAGTTCACCAAGTTCGTTGGTAGAATGAGAAAGAGATTCAGTAATCTGTTTCACGATATTCTGAGAACTCAACTGATTCTGAAGAACGTCATCACTCCAGAAGAGTGGGAAGCGATGAGTGATCATATTCAATATGATTATCTCTATGACAATCACTTCTCTGAACTGAAAGATGCAGAACTGATGCAAGAACGTCTTGGTCTTCTTGCAACTGCAGATCCATACATCGGTAAGTATTTCTCTGTTGATTATGTTCGTCGTAAGATTCTGAGACAAACTGATATTGAGATCTTAGAACAAGATGTTCAGATGGCTGCAGAAAAAGAAGCAGGTATCATTCCTCCATCTGAAGAAGAGATGATGTTAGCTGCACAAGCTGCACAAGCCACTGGTGGGATGGGTAATATTCCACAAGACATGGAAGCTGACACAAGTGCAATTGAAGCACCTGCAGCTCCTGCAGCACCCAAAGGTGGGGAAATATAAATAAAAGATAGGTATAACTTTTTATCTTATGGATGAGTTAA